TTACTCATCGTCCCAATCAGCAACGATGTCGGCCAGCTTGTTCTTCTTAGCTGGAACGGACTCAACCTTGGCCGCGGCTTTGCGCACTTCGGGTTCTTCTTCAGCCTCCACTTCAGCGGCTTTGGCTTTCTTGGCCTTGGTTGCTTTGACTTCAGCAATAGCTTGAGCATCGTCCTCATCCATCAGATCACCAAGGGTCTTGGTGCTAGGCGCTTTGCCAGACAAGGCAAGCGGTGCGGGTGAGGCAACGCCATCAGCAAAGGCAGGGGTAACAGCTACGGCCTTCTCTGCATCCTTAGAGTTGGCTTGGTTCTGCGCAGACTCATACTCAGCATCAGTCAACCAACGCACAGGGGCAAAGACAATCTTTGGAGACTCAGCTTGTGTATCAAACTTCATGCGTGTGACGATGGCGTCCAAGTTAACAGGCGGTGTCTGCGCGGCCATGTAGCGAGCGTATGCTTGCAGTGGGCGCTTCTCGCCGTCTTCCTTGCCGAAGATAGATGTCGCAGGCAAAGTCACTTGCAACACGTCACCATCGGGATTGTTAGCCAACACAACAGCCAAGCGCTGTTGGTAGCGGCATGCACGGCTTTGACCATTACCAGACCCAGCGATGTTCTGTGGGCATGTAGCACAGCTTGATGCCTGCTTGTTCTTCACGTTGGAGTCAGGCTTCTCACCATCAGCAGACGTGCAGTCAGGGGGTGCGGCTGCAGCATCTTTATCGTAGCCACCAGCGTAGAAAATACGGCTGACCTTTGGGGCAGCTTTGACCACGATCACATCCAAGTGACGCTCATCAATCGATGCGATCTCTTTGCCGTTAGACAACAGTCTGAACACACCGCCCTTGATAGAGACGCGTTTCATGCCACCGCCAGAACCTGCACCACCAGCCAAGGCTAGCGTGGTTGCTGACAGGACTGCATTCTTAGCAAATGCAGGGACGTTTGAGGGGTTGAACATTGCAATATTGCTCATTTGATTTCCATTTAAGTTGGTTTACGTACAGAGATGTCATACTCGGATGTCGAGTTTAGGCCGGGCGGTACGACCCCGGGGTTTTCTTCTAAGAACTGAGCCATGTTGGTCTGCGCAATGCGCTTCTCCAGTAGCTCAACAGCTTCGTGCGCCAGTACGAACTTTTTAAATTCGTCCCAGTCTTGCGTGGTGTAGCGAGTCTTCACGGACATGACTGCCGTGCCCTCGGTAGTGCGAACAGATGTGACGCCCATCGCCTTCATCTGCTCTTTGATTGCGTTCTTGATTTCGTCTTGTTGAGCCTTGAGTATCTCCGCTTGGGTGTCGTACTCTTGGGTCAATGTAGTCATGCGAGAGCGCAGCTTGCGGTATATCTTGACAAGCTTATCTAACGGTACGTTATCTTCTTCCATTACTTCTCCTGTTTATGAATGTTTGTCTAAGGTTGGACAGTATAGACGGGTTTTATAGCATGTGTAAACTCCTTTTACGATTTAATTTCAGTGTCGAACATCTGGGTAAGTAGTAAGTTATCACTAACTTTCCCTGCTAAGGCTTTAAACATTCGTTCCTCAATCGCACTGCCTTGAATGTGAATCACCGTAACTTTATCTGACGTTTGCCCCTTGCGGTCAGCACGCGCACAGCACTGGATGTACTGTTCAACAGACATGAGCGGCCCGTAGAACACCACAGTATCAGCGGCAGTAAGCGTAATGCCATGCGCAGTAGCCGCGGGTTGCATTACCAGTACGCGGGGGTTGTCCTCGGTCTGAAAGCGGTTGATGATTGCGCCTCGCTTGCTAGGCGACACGTCCCCTTGGATGCACTCGTTGGAGATACCGCGCTTGGTCAGGTGTGTGCTTATGGTGTCGATGATGCTTCGGAACAGTGCAAAGACGATGACCTTGCGGTCGGTCTCTTCTAGTATCTCCTCCAGTACCGCAAGCCTAGGCGCAGAATCAAACTCCACAACTTCTCTGTCGTCTGTGTAAGCCGCGCCACAACTGATCTGCAACAGCTTACTTACCCCAGCCGCGGCATTGACTGCCGTGATGGTCTCCCCTGCCGCTTGCACAAGCATGCGCTCTTTGAGTAGGTTGTAGTATTTGGCTTGCTGGGGTGTTAACTTCACCTCCCGCGTCATGGTAATGACAGGGGGCAGATCCAAACACGCTTCTTTTGTGAAGCGTATCGCCGGTTGTAGCGCTTCATGGACTTTCTCTTTAGCGTCAGCTTTAGGCGACCACTTAAACGTAGTGACCTTGTTCATGACTTGATCGCGCCATGCAGTAAAGAACTTTGGCACACCATCGGGGTTAACTAGTTTAGCCAAGCCGTACGCATCGACAGGCGACTGCGAGGCAGGAGTTCCAGTCATCATCCACAGGTATGTGTTGGGGTTAATTATTGAGTTAAGCGACTTCCATCTGCGTGTCGTGGGTGTCTTGTATGCGTTGGCTTCATCCACAATCACAAGGTCAAAGCGGCCATCATTAACAACCTCATTGGCGATCAAGTTAAGACCTTCGTAGTTTGTAATCACTATCTCGTAGTCGTGCTGAATCATCTCGATACGGCGACTAGCTTGCGGATGGTGCGCGATAACTGCCGAGCGGTGAATGATGCTGTTGTTGATGTCTCCCATCCACGCACTGTGCATGATGGACAAGGGGCACAGGATCAGAACCCTACGCACCTTCTTGAGCTTCATCAAGTAGTCAGCCGCCCATAGAGCAGATAGCGTCTTGCCAGTGCCGGGTTCGGAGAACACGAATGCTCTCCTGTACAGCGTGAGGAACGCCGCCGTCTCGATCTGGTGGGCCATTGGTTTGTAACGACCCGGCCAGTCGTAGCGCCTAGTGATAGGCGATGGTACGTTTTTAACACCTAGGTTACGCAACACCCGCGCTTCATCAAGCCCCCAATATACAGCAACGTCGTAGCCGCCGTCTGCACGGGGCATGGCCTTGCTCTTTGGAATGATTGAATACTTGTGTGGGTCTCTTGTGCGTAAGATAAGCGCTTTGTCTTCTACGATTTCCAATTGCTTCTCCGAGGTTTATTTATTGTCTGCTCTGTTGGCAGCTTTGCTACGCATACGCAGGTTACCTTTGGCTGATGTACCACCTGAGCGCATGGGCTTGATGTGATCTACATCTTTGCCGTCACCTTTGGTGGCTGCACCCGTCTTCTCCATCATGCGACGAGACTTAACTCTCTCTGCTCGCTTCTTGATCTGTTCGGGTGTGCCTTGGTAGTTGTCGTACTCTGACCGGTAGTTACGTGTGGCCATGATTAGTCCTCTAAAATTGCTTTACGAATTCTGCTCAAACTTAACACTACACGAGGCTCGTGGGCGCTATCTTTGTGATCCATTACGTCGTACATCAGTCGCATGGCCAAAATCGTAGCGCACTCTGTATGCAGGCCAATAGAACCGCTAACAGAAGTGTCATCGTGCGTTGGGCAAACCCAACCATCATGCACCACGGCGCTGTCGCAAGCGCGTAGGGGGTCTCCGCAAACATGGCAGGTGTCTGGGTATGAGGGGTGAATATCGTTTGGTTGTAAGAGAGACATAAATTTCCTAGTGTTTAGGGTTGAACTCACAGCTAGTGACCTGACACCAGCCGCATAGTGGGGTTTGATTTGGATTCCATACATCGTTCTCAAAGCTTGCTTCAAGACGCGCAGTGCGTTCACGATACTTCCACCAAAAGGCTTCAGCTTGATCGCGTTGCATCTGCATCTTGACCATATCATTTTTGACAATGAACAGCAACGCTGAGTTGACCTTGCGGATGTGGGGGAAGTGCTGGAACACTAGCAGTGACATCAATACAAGCTGATCCCGATCTGGGTACTTGTTGTTGCCCGTCTTCCAATCTCCCACCCACGCCGTAAGGTTCTCATCGTCAACGATCAGGATGTCGGCAATGCCTCGAACCCAAACGTCAGGGGACTTCCAGTTTGTAGGCTTTAAGTCCACCGTCAATGCCATTTCATACTCAGCAAGCGCTCGTCCTGATTTACCCAGCATGGCGTCCACTACAGGCTGGAACTGCGCGTACTCAGGCGGTATAGGCTTCTTGTCCCTGATGTAATCTTCGATAGCCTTATGCACCTGATTGCCGTAGCGTGTGGCTTCAGTCTCTTGGAAGGGGTACTTCTTTAAGACCTTGACCTCGTGATACCTGCGTTGGCAGCCCTCAAAATCTTTAAGGCTGCTGTGTGACCATGCTGGATTTTTCATTCGAACTTTGCTGTGTTAATGGCTTTGTTAAGCCGTGTTGCAAACGCGGATACAAACTTCTCGTCACGATACAAAGGGCTGTCCATGTCATGCAAGATTGCATGCGTAAGCTCATGCCAAAAGGTATCGCCGACTTCCTGTTTTGTAAACGGCTTGCCCGAGTGGTTGCGTGTACCGATACGAATGTGTTGCGCGTCGTAATGCACCCGCCCCACATAACTCTTATCGATCATGGCCTCAATGACCTCCACGCTGTACCACCGCCTACCTACTCTTATTTTTGTTGGTAACTTCAATACTGCTTCTCCTAGTTTTTTGCTAACCCATATCTACGGTGCGCGCCACCGTCAGCGTCCAATGGAATGCCCGGCATGTAGGGCGGCTCCATAGTCATTTGCGCTAAGACCCAAGTCTTAGCGTCCTGTACCTCTGCATCAGGAACCACAACGATCTGCTCGTCATGCACTGTTCCCGCTACAAAGTATCTCTTCGCAGTCCGTACCATCCCATCAGTCATCACGCATCTCGCTACGCCCTGCGTGACATTGTTGGTTATTTTCCCTGCATATATCTTAGTACGATTTTCGCCATAAGTCCACTCGACCTGTTCTTTTTTTGTTTTCTCGTCTGTATGGCGCCTGATTTGTAGGTAAGGATACAACAGTTTCATGCCAGACGGCAGCTCAATCTCCCCCTTACGATACGTCA